GGGTAGCTTTTTGCATACTTGTAGATCTGCCGTGCACAGTCAAGGCTCATTTTGCTGGAATCGTTGTGTTTGAGCCATGCATTCACATTGCCCGGATTCAGCTTCAAGTCCTTGTAAAGACGGTAATTCGTCAATTTCTTTTTTTGCTGAAGTTCCAATACCCGGCGATGGATCAGTTCTTTTGTGTCATTATCCGCAAGAGCGGCATCCCGCACCGAGCAATAGCTGCGCCAAACCTTCAAATAGCCTTCCGGCAGTTCTGATGATTGCTTTTCAAGAAGCACCAGCATTTGCTCCAGCGAATAGAGATTAGAAAGTTGCTCATATTCCGCAGCAATCGTGCTGTTTGCGGTGTAGCGGAGCAGCAGTTCTACTTTATTAAAGGCCAGCGCATAGAGAAACAGCGGTTCTTTCAGGCGGGGATTTTCGGTCATGCAATCTGCCAGCTTATGGACGCTTGCCGTCTGCACCCCGGCAAGCTCTGCCACATACTTCTTCAAGAAACCTTCAAATGTCAGTTTTCGCATGGTCTCCACCTCTCCACATACGCCTGATAGCGGATATAAAAATCCCGATATCGCCAGTCGTACAAGATGCTGGCTCTCAACTCATCCTCATCCGTTGCAAGGTGTTCCAGCAAATCCCAATCCAACGAATTCCGCACAGCCTCACTCTCTACGTCTGCTTTGTCAGTGTCCCGGAAAGAGCACAGCTTTGCAATCACCAAGTCCTCCAGACTGGGTGTATAGAACTGCACCTTTGTACCACCAAAGGGTAGCGGCTGAAGCCGGTCTTAGAAGTTGTACGGGAAATTGTCGATGTAGGCTTCCACATCGGTGTTGATGTCGTACTTGCCAAGCAAACTGTACAGTTCTTTCGGAACACTCAAGGCATCAATGTCATGAGTAGCGCGGGTCAGTTTGCCCAACAAAATGAACGCACTGCCGCCTACAATCACCATCTGATAGCGGTCGTTATTGTCGATCATCAGGTCTGCGTCTTCGTCCAGACGTTCCAGATGCTTGCGGAGGTCATCTAAGATCATCTTTCCCATAAAACAGCCTTTCTTATTTTCAATAATAGTATTTTCTAAAATCATTTTACAGAAAAGGAATCCGATTGTCAAGCACAAATCAACGACATTTCATACAATTCATACTATCATGTTGTCAGTCCACATCTCACACTGGCTAATGACCGTGCTGATTGCCGTATCATAATCTTCCGGTGGATACTTATATTTTTTCAGCAAGTGCTTCACCATCTTACGCATACTCGCACGGGCAGTTTCTTTTTTCTGCCAGTCTATCGTCCGATTTTTGCGCAGCATTTCCGTAAGTTCTCTGGTCAAGTCAATCAATTCATTATTTTGATAGAAGTCCTTTATGTTTTCCGGCTTTGTCAGAGCATCGTAAAAAGCCAGTTCTTCCTGCGTCAAGCCCAGCTTTTTACCGTTGTTATACAGTTCTGTAATCTCCTGTGCCGTTTTCAGAAGTTCCTTGATGACCTCCTCGTTTGTAATCAGACCGTTATAGTAAGAGTTCATCAACTGTGTAATCTTTTCCGAAAACTTCTGAGACTGCACAACATTTGTCCGTTTATACAGTGAAACTTGCTCTGCCATAAGTTTTTTCAAAATTTCTACGGCAATGTTCTTTTCTTTCATTTTTGAAATTTCATCCAACACCGCCGGGTCAAGCAGGCTGATATTTTCATCCGCCTGCTTGCTGTCAAACAAGCTGATAACGCCTTGGCTCTGGATACTCGCCTTTAGCAACTCATTGATTTGAGCATTGATTTCTTTCAAAGAAAGTGTCTTGCCGCCACTCCCACCATAGGTGATCTTCACCACCGTAGAACGGACTGCTTCCATATAGGCCGCTTCATGTCGCTCCTGCTCCGTGGTCATGCTGGAACACAGCGAATGCGACTGTTTCAGCAACAGAGCTTCTCGCAGGAACAGATCTTTGCGCTTGGGTGCTTTTGCGTCCAGAACAAAGTTTACGCCGCCAGTGACCAGCTTTGCCATCATCAACGGAGAACCGCCAATAAATCCGCTGAAATCAAAGCCGTGCAACAAATCTTTGCACACCTGAAGCTTTTCCTGAAACTTTGGATAAGCAACTTTGGCAATGTCCATATCGCCATATCGGGACTGGTCACGCTTGGTATACTCCTTCATAGCGGCTTTGAGGGCAGATGCAATGCCAACGTAATCTACAATCAAGCCGCCCTCTTTGTCCTTAAACACGCGGTTGACACGCGCGATGGCCTGCATCAGATTGTATCCGTGCATTGGCTTGTAAACATACATCGTAGCCAGTGAAGGCACATCAAAACCTGTCAGCCACATATCCACAACAATGGCAATCTTCATCGGGTCATCGTTGTCTTTGAATTTCCGAGCAAGTTCTTCTTTGTGAGATTTTGTACCGATGATTTCTTTCCAATCCTCCGGGTCATTGTTGCCACCCGTCATAACTACGCCGATTTTTTCGTTCCATGTCGGGCGCAGCTCCAGAAGTTTTCGATAAATCTTCATCGCAATCGGGCGCGAATACGCCACGATCATCGCCTTGCCCGTCAAAAGATTAGCGCGGTACTTTTCGTAATGGTTGACAATATCTTCGCACAGGGATTGAATGGTAGACTCTGCTCCCAACACACTCTCCATCTGCCCCAACATCTTTTTGCTTTTTTCAATCGTTGCAGCGTCCGATTGCTGTTCCAGCGCATCGTAGGTCGCATCAATCAAGGCCAGCGTATTTTGGTCTAGGTGGAGTTTGATAACGCGGCTCTCATAGTAAACCGGACGCGTTGCACCATCTTCCACCGCCTGTGTCATATCATAAATATCGATATAATCACCAAAAACTTCACGCGTATTTCTATCTTTTGCCGAAATAGGTGTTCCTGTAAAGCCTATGTAAGTTGCATTCGGCAGGGCATCATGAATGATACGGGCATTGCCAATGACCGTATGTGCTTCTTTTTCACCCTGTTCATTTTCTTTGATGACAATTTTTTCATCAAAACCATACTGTCCACGGTGGGCTTCATCCGCCATTACCACAATATTTCTACGTTCGGACAGCGGCTTTTCGCCACGCTCAAACTTGAACATCGTGGTGAAGATAATGCCGTTTGCTTTTCGACCATCCAGCAGCTTGCTTAGATTTTCCTTGCTGGTTGCCTGTACAGGTGTCTGGCGCAAAAACGGCGCACACTTGGCGAACTGCGTGTAGAGCTGATCGTCAAGGTCAATGCGGTCCGTCATCACAACGATGGTGGGGCTATCCAAAGCTTCTTGCAGTAAATGGGCGTAGAATACCATCGACAGCGATTTCCCGCTGCCCTGCGTATGCCAGAACACACCACCCTTGCCATCCGTATTAGTGGCAATCTTGGCCTTTTCGATAGCTTTTCGCACTGCAAAATACTGGTGGTATCCAGCCAAAATTTTAATCGGCTTCTGCCCATCGCCGGAAAACAGGATAAAATTTTTCAGAATATCTAGCAACCGGGCTTTCTGGAACATCCCCTCATAGAAGGTATCAAACTGTGCATACGCCGTATTTTCGTAATCGCCATCCTTTGTTTTCCACTCCATAAAACGGTCAAGTCCAGAAGTGATTGTTCCCGCCTTATTGGTCGAAAGGTCGCTGATTACGCAGATTGCATTATAATAGAACATCGAAGGGATGTCCTTCATGTAGTTCCGAATCTGGTTGTATGCGTTTTCTGCGCCCACTTCGTCCTTGGAAGGACTTTTCAGTTCGATCAAAACCAACGGCAAACCGTTGATAAACAAAATAATATCCGGGCGGCGGTTGTTTCCATTTTCCACGAAGGTATACTGGTTTACCACATAGAAATCATTTTTGTCTGCATCTGCATAATCAATCAGCTTTACTACCGAAGACCGTTCTTCACCCTTGACTGCATATTTGACCGTGATACCGTTTTGCAGATAGTCCATAAAAACCATGTTTTTCTGCAACAGACTTCCAGCATCAAAATCATTCAGCTTCAAAATCGCTTCGTCAATCGCTGTCACCGGGAGGTTCCGGTTCAACCGCACCAGACAATCCCGCAAAACATCATCCAGCAACGGGCGGCTGTAATCCGTCCGGTTCATATCGGGAGCATAAATATGGGTGTAGCCCATATTCTCGAACAATTCTACGACGGCTTGTTCAAAGGTATCTTCGGTAAATGAAAACATGACTTTTCTCCTCAACTATTATCCGAAGTTGCTGTATTCGATTCTTGAGCAATGGCATTCACAATCTTTGTAACGATAGAATGCGCCGCTCTTTTTGCCACCGCACGTCCCATCGGCGTACCATTATCCAATGTATCCGTTAGTGCCAATCGAACTTTACTGAGTCCAATTTCCTTACGATACCAATCCGGCATCAGATTCTTTTGAATTGCAACGTAACAATCATCAAAAATTTCTGGATGCACAGCATTATGCAATGCTTCTCGAATAATCTCGTCCACTTTATCGTCTGAAACATCTGAATCACGCACTTCTCTAATACTTGTTATCGGAACTTCTGTTTTCACAAACCGATCAACCATAGGCTTTTGTGTGTTCGCATAATTGCTTTTAATATATGCCATCTGGTGCTCAAGTTCCGGGAACAGCGTCCCTTCGTTGATGTTGTAAAAACTCAGTTCCTCTAAAATCGCATCTTTTCTTCCCGCTGGTATTCTAAAACTTTGAAGTTCAAATTCATCTTGGACATCACTATATGCCCGTTTAACAATGCTCTGTCCGAGTTTTTCTTTCAGCTGAACATTATATTTTCCGCAGATCAAAAAAGAGCCACTTTGCCGTACCAATCTTTCATTATTCAAGTTGGAAATCACAAAATAATTTCTTTGAATAGTCGAAAGCAAGCTTTTGTACTCGCTTGCCTCGCACTCTTTTACCTCTTTATCTGTATAAATTCCATACTTGTTCAAATCCGAGAGCAGCTTTTCTAATGTATAATCGCCCGAAATTTCATGGCTCGCCAAATATGCCAGCACTTTGATCTCTATGTCGCTATAACTTTTTCCGTAATCTTGCTTATAATAGATTTTTCCATCGGTCGGCGGCAGCAATGTGGTTTTCCCGTCATTTGTCTTTCTCTCTTGATTGTTCTGGCAAGCAAAATACAGTGCCACTAGCGGATTCTCCGTCACATCCAACAGTCTTGTTGGCAACCCATAGTGTTGCAATTTTGCGAGCTTTTCAAAATCTGTTGTCAGTTTTCGGAAGTCATCAGGATTCCGTGTGTAGGCAGCGTTTATCAATTCTGCTTCGTGTGGCAGCATCCCACCACGGAACACTCCCGGCATGACATTCCATTCGTTGCTGGCCTGTCCACGGAAGAAATAGTGTTTTGTGCTTACTTCTGCGCCTTCTTCTTTCTTTATTGTTTCCTTTATATCAGAAATGTAGGTCAGGTAGCTATTAAGGTTTGTAACAACGCATTCCTTCGGATTTCTTGTCTTAGCATTATCAAAATCTTCCATATTATCCCTTCATTTCTTTTATAAACGATAATTTAGCGGCTTAAAGCCGGATATTGGAGACACCAATCTCGCCGGACATGAGTTTTGGCAATAACTCATCACGCAACTCAGCCAGTCTCATATTTTCAAGGGAATTGTATCGCATTTTCAAAAACATCGGCGAAACAACTTCCCTAAATATCGACAGACTGTGTTTGTCAAACAGGGGAAGTCGATATTGACCTACTGTTTCGGCAGAAACACGTTGTCTCCCGCTGCTACCGTTCATATTTTTGACTGCGTAATCAATGAATGCAGGATTGCGAGCCAAACAATACAGCATTTCAGGCGGTGTGTCATTTTTAGGTGCGAGTACAATGTACTCCGTTGATCCAAAAGCGACCTCGCCATCATCAAGAAAATCAATGAAAGCAGTTTTGCCGTTTTCAAGACAGGGGGTAATGCGAGCTAAAAGGGTATCTCCATTCGTGAACCGCATTCCTCCGGCAAACGGTTTCATTTCCCAGCCAGATGGAAAAGCTCTACTTGTCGATAATCGACTCATATCGATGCTTCTTGCCATTTGATTTTTTGCCAGTGCCCGTTTTGGGTTAAGAAAAGCATAGTCAGACACATTGCAATCAGTGTTTTCAGCGTTAGCTACGAGGTTATCAAACGCTGCGAACGCTTGTTGCTGTAAATTATCGTTTATCTTTATACTACATTGTATTTTATCGTCTAGTGTCCTTAGAATTGCAACAATTTTGTTCATTTCTTCTTCGTCAGGTACCGGCACCGGCATTTCTCGTAGTGTGGCCAGCGGCACATAAAGCTGTGTTGTTCCTCTCAAATGCGCCTTTATAAACTCCATCGCCTGCGGTGATTTCAAATAATAGTACATCCAATATGCCTTGTTGCAATTCCCTCCAAACTTAAAAATTCCAACATTTTTACACGCATAATCAACAACCGGATTTTTTTCCAAATAAACATTTCCTATTGTTCCTATCATGCTGTACAAAATATCCCACTGTTCGACTGAACTTCTAGCTATTACCTTTTCGTAGTCCTCGCTACTAATCCAATTTGCCGATTCGAAATCAAGATAGTACCCCTTTAAATGCTTCGATGTTATCAGTTTTCTCCCCGCAGCTTGTGGCTTTGGAGAATCATGCGTTCCGTCCGTTACAAGAGAGCAAAACTCATCTGCACGGATAGTTTTCCATTCAGATTTCATATCCAATCGCCCCCAGCTTCTCCTTGATTTCTGCTTCCAGCTTGTGCGACTGCTTGAACAAATCTGAAAGTTCTGAGGTCAGCCGAACCATTTTTTCTTCAAAAGGTTCACCATCATCTTCCTGTTCCTCAACGCCAACATAACGACCCGGTGTTAAAATATAATCTTGCTCCGCAATTTTCTCTGTATCAACAACTGCGCAGAAACCTTTTACATCTTCCAGTGTGCCATTAACATAGGCATTATAGGTATCGGCAATTTTTTTAATATCCTCATCGGTCAGTTCACGCAGCTTGCGGCTCACCATATCGCCCATCTTCCGGGCATCAATAAACAGCGTTTTACCGGCTTGTTTCTTGCGTTTAGAGATAAACCAGAGCGAAACCGGAATCTGCGTCGTATAAAACAACTGTGTCGGCATGGCAATGATGCAGTCCACAAGGTCAGCATTCACAATATTCTTGCGAATGTCACCTTCACCGCCAGACTGAGAGGAAAGAGAACCATTTGCAAGTACCATACCCATGCGGCCGCCCGGTGCAAGATGATAAATCATGTGCTGAAGCCATGCAAAGTTCGCGTTGCTTGCAGGCGGCATACCATACTGCCAGCGGACATCATCTTTGAGCTGCTCTGCACCCCAGTTCGACAGGTTGAAAGGGGGATTCGCCATAATATAGTCTGCCCGCATGGTCGGGTGCTGGTCATCAAGGAATGTGTCTGCTGCATACTTGCCAAGGTCGGGTTCAATGCCACGGATGGCAAGGTTCATCTGTGCCAGCTTCCATGTGGTCGGGTTGGAATCCTGTCCATAAATCGAGATATCGTTGATATTTCCGCTATGGTTCTCTACAAATTTTGCAGACTGAACAAACATACCACCACTGCCGCAGCAAGGGTCGTACACTCGTCCCTTAAACGGTTGCAGCACTTCCACCAGCGTCCGCACAACACAGGACGGCGTAAAGAACTCGCCTCCGCGCTTTCCTTCCTGTTCTGCAAACATAGACAGGCAGTATTCATAAGTGCGTCCCAGAATATCCTTTTCGCTGCCATGTTCAATCATTTTGATGTTCGTAAACAGGTCAACGACTTCGCCCAACCGACGTTTATCCAGTTCCGGACGTGCAAAATTCTTTGGCAGAATATCTTTTAGGCGCGCGTTTTCTTTTTCGATAGCGCGCATTGCATCGTCAATTACCTGACCGATTTCCGGGTCATGTGCCTTTGCAGAAACATCGCTCCAACGCGCACCAGCAGGCACAAAGAAGATTCCCTCCGATGTGTACTCGTCACGATCTTCCTCAAAACCATCACCGTCTGCAACCAGCTGATTGTACTTATCTTCAAAACGATCCGAAATATATTTCAAGAAAATAAGACCAAGGACAACGCCCTTATACTCCGAAGCATCCATGTTGCCCCGAAGTACACAGGCCGCATTCCAAATCTGTTTTTCAAATCCAATGTCGGCGGTGTTTTTCTCTGCCATGGTTCAATACCTCCGTTTTAGCTCAACAAATTCTGCTCTGAGTATAGCACAGATGTGCCGATTTTCCAATTTGTGCGCATAAATTCTTTGCTAGACGCTTCGATTTTCAGTAGATAAGTCCTACTATTACCGCTTTAGCACAATAAATTTTACAAAACCATCTTGACGCACCCTGCAAACCATGATATTCTCCGTCACAAATCCCACCGATTTTGTGGATTGGTTTGAAACCATCCACAAGATGTGGTCGTGTTCATTTTGAACACTGCCTCGCCGTGGATCATCCCTGAAAGATTAACCGCCCCGCAACACACCCGATTCATTTTGCCGCCGATTCACCCCGACAAAATCCATCGCTGCGCTGCTTGGGCGGTATTTTTCTTTATGGGAAACGTACCTTGAAAATTTCATAAGCCGACCGGACGTGATACCGACTTTTCGTCAACGCCGCTGCAAAACAGGGGCAGGAACTTCGTTCGGAGCAAACGGTGACCTCATTACATGAGCAGAGCCCCGCTACTTATTTTTTGCGTCTTAATAATTTGGAAACATTTGTTGAAAATGCGTTTTGAGCGCAGCGGTAGAGGGCAAGAACCGTCCCGTGGCCACAAATTTTCAATTCTTGAAAATGTTGTGTTCCACCGGGACTTCACTTCTTCAATGCGTCTGCATTTCCGATGTGATCTTGTTGGGGCGTGCCTGCCCCAAACCCTGCTCATAGTTCGCGCCTGAGGGCTATACTTTAATAGGATGATAAACTTGATTGTCCTAAATTGAAAGATTCCATAAGAAAGGAGGTAGAACAAATGCCTAAAGAACCAAAAATCACCGCACTCTATGAGCGTTTGTCAAGAGATGATGATCTTGCTGGTGAATCGAATTCCATCACCAACCAAAAGAAATATCTGGAAGATTACGCCCAAAAGAACGGCTTCAAGAACATTCGCCATTTTACAGATGATGGCTTTTCAGGTGTGAATTTCAATCGTCCCGGCTTTCAATCTCTAATAAAAGAGGTGGAAGCAGGAAATGTCGAAACGCTTATTGTGAAGGATATGAGCCGCTTAGGACGAAATTATCTGCAAGTCGGTTTTTATACGGAAGTTCTGTTCCCACAGAAAAACGTCCGATTCCTTGCAATCAACAACAGCATCGACAGCAACAATGCTTCAGACAATGATTTTGCTCCGTTTTTGAATATTATGAACGAATGGTATGCCAAAGACACGAGCAATAAAATCAAGGCTGTGTTCGATGCCCGGATGAAAGATGGAAAACGTTGCAGCGGCTCTATTCCGTATGGATATAACCGTTTGCCGAACGACAAGCAGACACTTGTTGTTGATCCGGTGGCATCCGAAGTCGTAAAGCGCATTTTTCTTCTTGCGAACGAAGGAAAAAGCCCACGGACAATCGCAGAACTGTTGACAGAGGAAAAAGTCCTGATTCCTGCTGCATACGCAAAGAAATATCATCCGGAGCAGTACAATGGGACAAAGTTCTCCAATCCGTACCTGTGGGGCACCTCCTCCGTAAGAACAATTTTAGGTCGGCAGGAATATCTGGGACACACTGTTTTACGAAAATCTGTAAGCACAAATTTCAAACTTCATAAGAGAAAAGAAACAGATGAAGATGAACAGTACGTTTTCCAGAACACGCATGAACCGATTATATCGCAAGAACTTTGGGATAGTGTTCAGAAACGCAGATGCCGAGTGAATCGTGCTTCTGCTTGGGGAACGCACACCAACCGTTTAAGCGGGTATCTGTATTGTGCCGACTGCGGCAGAAGATTGACCTTGCAAACACACTACAGTAAAAAGGATGGGTCTACTCAATATTCTTATCGTTGTGGTGGATATGCAAGTCGGGTGAATGGCTGTACTGCCCATTCAATCAGTGCCGATAATGTTGAAGCCCTGATATTGGCATCGGTCAAACGCTTTTCGAGATTTGTTCTAAAAGATGAAGAAACCTTCGCTTTGGAACTGCAATCACTTTGGAAAGAGAAACGTGAAGAAAAGCCGAAGCAGAACCAATCGGATTTGAAACGTTGTCAAAAACGCTATGATGAGCTTTCTGCCCTTATTCGTAGTCTGTACGAAAATCTTATGGCTGGACTGTTGCCCGAACGACAGTACAAGCAGCTGATGGCACAGTATGATAGCGAGCAAGCAGAATTGGAATCGCAGATGGAAACGATGAAATCCGAAATTGCCGAAGATAAATCAAGTTCTGCTGATATTCGGCATTTCATTTCGCTGATTCGCAAGTGCAAAAATCCAACAGAAATCTCCGATTCAATGTTTAACGAACTTGTCGATAAAATCGTTGTTTATGAAGCCGAGGGTACAGGCAACGCCCGCACACAAAAGGTTGACATTTATTTTAACTATGTAGGTCAAGTCGATATTGCTTATACCGAGGAAGAACTTGCCGAATTGAAAGCGCAGAAGGTGCAGGAAGAACAGCAGCGCATAGAAAAGCAACGCAAACGTGAAAAAGCCTATCGAGAAAAGCGAAAGGCAAAGAAAATCGCTGAAAACGGTGGCGAGATCATTAAAACCAAAACGTGTCCGCACTGCGGGAAGGAGTTTACTCCTACGAGCAGCCGACAACTTTTCTGTTCAAGGGAATGCTGGAATCAGGCAAGACAGGAGCAAAAGAAAGCAGATAGAGAAGCCGAAAGAGGAGATCATTACTACCGGCAACGCACCTGTGCCGTGTGCGGTCATTCCTACTGGCCTACACACAGCCAGCAGGAATTTTGTTCCGATGAGTGCAGAAGAATCAACCACAACAAGAAAACCTTGGAATTCTATCACAAGAAAAAAGGAAATCTAAAACCAGACCCAGAAGCAACCCCAACGCCGAAACCAAAGGAGGATAATGCAGCATGACTACCTTAAAGAACACGCTCCACGACAGCAACAACGGTCTGGATTACACTATGGTCAACGGCTACTATCTGCCGAACCTGACCGCAGCAGCCCCGGCAAAACAGCACCCCACCGGGCGGTGGGGCCGCTTACATAAAAGGTATCTGAAAGAACATCATCCCATCCGGTACAATCAACTGATCCTGTCCGGTGAGCTGGGCAGCTACCTTGCCACTCTGGACGAGCAGGCAGACGAGCAGCTTGCCCTAATCATCCGGCAGATACAGGAAGCCGAGGGCGTGACCGAAGCCCTGAAAGCCGGCGATCAACTGGAATGGGTGCGCCGGATGAACAGCATCCGCAACCGTGCCGAGGAAATCGTCAAGACCGAGCTGATTTTTGTATAAGGAGGTGCCCACGATGACTGTGCTGAAACCGATGCTGAAACTTGCCCTTCTCCCTCTGCTTCTGCTGCTGATTCTGGCACAGTGGGTGGGCATCTTCCTCACGACCTTCTCCACAATCCTGACAAATCTGCTGGCAGGGCTGTTCTTCTTCGTGGCTCTGACAAGCTGGGTCATGCGGCTGGCAGACGGCGGCGAAGTCCTGAAAATGCTGATTACCGCATTTGTGGTTTTCGTCCTGCCTTACATAGCGATAGCTGCTATCGCAAAAATCTCCTATTTCGGTGATGAGCTCAGGGATTTTCTCCAATCCTGAGCTTTTTCAGACCGCCCTGCACGATTGCAAGGCGGTCTTTTTGCTACATCGGGTCTGCACAGGGCAGACCCTTTTTTATACGGAGGAACAAGCCTATGAAACTGACGTTTGAAGAAAAGAAGCTGCTCTATGCCTACGGCAACCCCGATCTGGCACTGACCCGCAAGCGGCTGTATGAGGTTGCCGGATTGACGGTCGATCCTGATCTGAACAGGCTGGTGTTCGATTTTGTCCGCAAGCTGGAGGACGAGTCGCTGCATTTGGAACGCTGGTACGACCAGATGTTCTACTTTGTCCGTGCCGAGATGGAGTGCTACACCAACATGCTGCTCCTGATGCAGGACATCGAGGAGGACAAGGAATGGAGACCGACCATCTTTGACGAATCTGAGGAGGAAGAACTGATTGACGATGTTTAAGCTGGAAACTATGATCTACGCCAGCGAGGACGGGACAAGCAGCGTATTTACGCTGAATCCCGCCTTGCAGAAGCAGCTTGATGCCCTTGCAGCGCAACCCCCGGAGGTGTGCTGCCGCAAGACAAAGGGAGAAGCCAGCGGTGTGACGTATCAGGTCAGAAATGCGGCGGTATCAATCTTGCCTGTGTAAAAAGGTAGAATACAGAATTCAGCAGATGCGGAGGGCTTTTCGGCTTCTGCTGAATTTTATTTTGTGCTTTTTTGCTAGCGGCTCTTGAGTATCCTTTGTCAGGATGATATACTATTGCTTGAAATTCAGCGATTGCGGAATTTAGTTCCAAGATGATGGAAAACAAGCATTAGGAGAAAATCAATGTCAGTAAGTTACAAAAAGCTCTGGAAGCTGCTGATCGATCGGGATATGAAAAAGAAAGATCTGTGTGTTGCAGCCGGAATCAGCCATACTTCCATGGCCAAACTAGGAAAAAATGAAAATGTCACAACAGATGTTCTGGTGAAAATCTGCACAGCACTTCAATGCGATATTGGTGACATCATGGAACTAACTGCTAAAAATGAAGATTGAAAGGAGGATGGCATACTATGGATAACACCGCAAGAACTTTAAGTTATATTCAGGCAAAGCCTATATTGAAATGGGCAGGCGGAAAGACCCAGATGTTGAATGATCTTCTGCCTAAAGTTCCTTCCTCCTATGGAAGATATATTGAGCCATTCTTCGGCGGCGGCGCACTTTTCTTTGCCTTGCGGCCTGAAAATGCAATTATAGCAGACAGCAACCCGGAACTGGTCAATATGTATCGTCAGGTTGCCAATAATCTCGATGATGTGATTGACTATCTGAAAAAATACAAAAATACCAGCGAGATGTTTTATCAGGTTCGTGCGCTAGAGTGGACAGAACTTCCTCCTGCGGAGGCTGCTGCTAGAACAATTTATCTCAATCGGACGTGCTTTAACGGTTTGTATCGTGTCAACCGCAAGGGTCAATTCAATGTTCCATACGGAAAGTATGTAAATCCCAAAATCTGCGATGAAGAAAATCTTCATGCAGTATCTAAGGCTTTGCAGAAAGCAGAGATCGTTTGTGGTGATTATTTGCTGGTGCTGGAGCATTATGCCAAGCCGGGTGACTTTATTTTTCTGGATCCTCCTTATCTTCCAATTTCTGAATATTCTGATTTCAAACGGTATACCAAGGAACAGTTCTATGAGGAAGATCATGTGGAACTTGCAAAGATGGTGATGCGGCTGCATGAAATGGGCTGCTCTGTTGTATTGACAAACTCTAACCATCCGCTGGTTCACGAACTGTATTCTCCCTTTAAGATCGATGTGATTCAAACGAAACGTCACATCTCCTGCAATGGAAAGAGCAGAAAGGGCGAGGATGTTATCGTTACGGTTCCTCCGAAACATAAAACTCTTATGAAACTCGCTCCCCAACCTCTGCCGCAGCAGGTATCTTGTTATCCACCGACACGTTTTATGGGGTCGAAGAGTAAGCTGCTCTCTCAAATTTGGGCGATTGCATCTCAGTTTGAATTTGAAACAGCAGTTGATCTTTTTTCTGGATCTGGCATTGTTGGATATATGTTTAAGTCTCAGGGCAAATCTGTGATCAGCAATGATTATATGGCGATGTCCGCAACTTTTACCAAGGCAATGATTGAAAACAGTCACGTTCTCTTGTCGGAAAAAGAAGCCAAAGAACTTCTGCTCAAGAAAAAAGAACCCGATCATTTCGTTGAAACCACATTTAAAGATTTGTATTACACCGATGAAGAAAACAAACTGATCGATATCCTTCGTACTAACATTGCAGGAATTAAAGATCCCTACAAACACGCCATAGCTATGACTGCCCTGATTCGTGCGTGTACTAAAAAGCGTCCCCGTGGAATTTTTACCTATACAGGAAATCGGTACAATGACGGTCGTAAGGACTTACAGAAGAGCTTGGAGCAGCAGTTCTTGGAAGCTGTCGAAGCCGTAAATGCTGCCGTATTTGACAATGGAATTAGCTGTCTTTCTAAACACGGCGATGCAATGGAACTTCGGGCAGACAAGGCAGACCTTGTGTATATGGACCCTCCATATTATTCTCCGCTATCCGACAACGAATATGTCAGAAGGTATCATTTTGTCGAGGGTCTTGCTCGTGATTGGAAGGGCGTTGAAATTCAAGAACACACCCAGACCAAAAAATTCAAATCCTACCCGACCCCTTTTTCCACCAGAAAAGGGGCGGCAGATGCGTTCGATAAGCTTTTTAAGAAATTTGCGAACAGTATTCTAATTGTGTCTTATTCTTCCAACAGCCTTCCGACACAAGATGAAATGTTAGAGATTATGGCTCGGTACAAAAAGCACGTTGAAGTAATTCCTGTTGACTATAAATATTCCTTTGGAAATCAAGGCGAAGCCAAAACCCATCGAAATTCTGTGCAGGAGTATTTATTTGTCGGCTATTAAGAGGAAAATAAAAAATGAATAAGACGATCACAATTTGGATGCTTGGAAATAACGGCATGCGAAATCCGAACAGAATTATGGAAGGATTTAAGGTGTTTGCCGCATCACCTTTTGTTGGAAAGCTCCATGGACCAGAATATGAAATTGGATTTACGAACTTTTTGAATGAAAAAGGAATTATCCATAACGAAAAAGGCAAGGATGAATCAGGTAGTCATGCAAGAAAATGGAGATTAGTCTTTGAGAGAAACGGACTGATTTATCGGAAGTTAAAACCATCGGAGGGTAGTCAAGAAGAACTCGGATCGGTTGATGATATCACGCCTTTTGGACAGGCCTTTTTAAAGGCAGATACCTACCCGGCAATCCAAGAACTTTTTCTTCGGGCAATGAGTACAGAATGCTCTAAAATCGGTAAAACATCATTGCATTTTTCGCCGCTTCGTTGGATACTTTCCATTATGCTTGAACTTGAAAAACGCACAGGGACATCTGAACTCACTCGCATAGAATTTGCGTTATGGGGACACACTACCACTCCGGAAGATGGACTTTCAAATGTTGTAGATCACATTCTTGATTTGAGAACTCGGCGACAGGTTTCACCTTCAAAAAAGGCATTTGATAAAAAAGAAATTGAAATCCGAGGGAAATTCTACAAGGGTAAATCCGGAAATTTCCTAGATTATGCAGACATGAATATGAGATATCTGCGTATTTCGGGAGTTCTTCAACGAAAAGGCCGCGGTCTTATTATCGCATCTGCAAAGCACTTACTAGCAGAAGCTTTAGCAAAAAGCACTGCCAATAATAAACCAATTATTGAAGATTACCGGATGCTCTGTAATGGAGCTCCGTTACCTACAGATAATGAGAATGTCGCAAAATCCGTTTTGAACGACCTGATGCGTCAGATGAAAGAGCGTCGAATTGCATTTGATATTTCCGATCTCCCACTAAATACCTCTGCGGAAATCAACATTGCACGTCGTCGGCTTGAAAGTATTATCGCTCAAACAGATGAAATCCAGTATGCTCAAGAACAACGAAATCAGTGGAAAGAGATTTCCGAATACATGAGTCTCCTAATTAAGGGTGGCGGAAAAACTGTATATGACGAGGACAACGCCATTGAAGTTCCCAAAGACGAAACCCCGGCTTACTTAGAATGGATACTTTGGAGAGCATCGTTAGCCATTGACCATCTGGTGAATATGCCCTATGAAGTGCGTGGTTTCAAACTAGATTCCGATTTTATGCCTGTTTCGGCAGCAGGTGGCGGCAAGGGCGATCTGTACTGTGAATTTGAGGATTTCACCATTTTGACAGAGGTTACAATGTCTACTTCTTCCAGACAAGAAGCCATGGAGGGCGAGCCTGTCCGTCGCCACGTTTCTGATGCGGTTCTTAAATACGATAAGCCTGTCTATGGAATGTTTATTGCAGTGAAAATTGATACCAACACGGCAGAGACTTTCCGACATGGTATCTGGTATGCAAAAGACGATGTGAAACAGCGTCTTAATATTGTGCCGTTGACATTGGCACAGTTTCAGAAATATTTTGTTGCAATGTTCGAGGCAGATTGCGCTTCTCCTGAAAACGTTAGACTGGTTCTCGATGAATGTACAGGTGGACGAGATGATTTTGACGCTCCAAGTTGGAAAGAACACATTGATTCGGTGATTTCAAAAAACGCAAGAAAGTTTTGCTAAAATGTAAAAGGATGTAATAATATGAACTACATTGCTGATTATCGTGGAAGAACTGATTTAATATCCAATTATGGTTCAAATTCACTGTTGCTCTATGCTTTGCAGCTTCGCTTCGATTTGTCCGATATAGCGTCTGTTGCAAGTGAATCACTAACAGATGGAAGCAACGATAAAAAGTGTGACCTAATCTATGTAGATCAAGATACTGGTATTGCAGTTGTTGCACAAGCGTATCAGAAACAAAATCCAAAGGATACAGATTTGGCACCTAGCAATAAAGCAAGTGATTTGAATACGGCGGCAGCGTGGGTGTTTTCGCAACAACCCGAGGATGTTCCTGAGGAAATAAGGGAACAGGTTCAATTGCTGCAAAACTCTATTAACGGCCACTCTATTCGGACAATTTACTTTTGGTATGTTCATAATTTGAATGAGCGAAACGGTCAGGTGATTAAAAAATGAACTTGCTGCAATGCAGACAACTGCACGTGCTGCATTGAAGTCGCTATTTCCTGAGAGCGAGGTCGAAATATTTGCTTCAGAAATTGGCAATGAAACAATTGAAAAATGGTATAATACATCGAACAAACAAATAGCAGTAACTGATACCTTTCAAGTGGAAACTCCCAATATGGGTTTTGAACTGTGTGGGCAAAAATGGAAGGCATATATCACGGCCGTTTCTGCAAAATGGTTGAAGGGAAAGTACAATACATATCAAGATGATATTTTTTCAGGAAATCCTAGAAATTATTTGGGATCAGGAAAGAAGAAAAACAAGATCAATCTTGGCATTATGGAAACAATTTCACAGCAACCAGATAATTTTTGGGCCTACAACAATGGCGTGACTGCGCTTGTGAACAGCTATGAAGTCACTTCGGATTCGCAAGGACAACATTTGTCGATTTCTGGTATAACAATTATCAATGGTGCGCAAACAACAGGTGCTATCAGTAATGTAGAGTCATTGGGCGATGCTTGGGTTCCTATTCGTTTTATAGTGTGCCAAGACTCAAACATTATCGATGATATTATTAGCAATAATAATAAACAAAATGAAATTCTTCCATCTGACTTGAGAAGCAACGATAGAATTCAAACAAAATTACGGGAACAGTTCGGTCCATATCCAAAGCTATACTACAGTGGCGGTCGGCGCAGTGATGTGCGTCCTTCGCGTAGTAAGGAAATATTGGATCCCTATGTTGTTGCGCAGTCACTTCTTTCGTTTCATGGTGATTGTGTCACTGCATATAACTCCAAAAACGAGTTATGGAGTGATGATCACCTTTATAGTAACCTTTTCTCTGAGCAGCTGACAGCTGAACATATCATATTCTGCTATTCCTTATCACGGGCTATAGACTTATATAAGCTTGATCTACAGAAAAAAGGAGCAGATCGAACAGAAAATGAAAACAAACAATATAAGTATTTAACCAAGCGTGGTTCAAAGATGCTACTGCTTTCGACAATCTCAAAGTGTATGGAAAGTATTATTGGAAGAAAGATTTCAGATTTTTGGGCTCTATCTTTTCTTGATAATTCGGATTTTGATAAGATTGTGCTGCTTTGGAGGTCTGTTGTCAAAACTGTTCTTCCAATGGCATACACCGACCTTGAACCCGCATTAAAAGATGGACTAAAAAGCAAAGAGCAAGCAAAATCCGTTGCAGAACGGGTATCGAACACCATGGCTGCAATTCAGGAGACGTTTCATCCTCTGTTCATCGAGTATGTGAAAGCTGTGAAGGCACAGTAAAAATAATTAATTGCTAAAGGAGCATGATGCCATTGACCCAACCGAAAACCGACCTTGCCTACCTCCGCAACGAAAAAGCCAAAGCAGAGCAAAAGCTGCGCTCTTGTCAGCACCGGGAGAAGATCCTTGAACGCCAGATGTCAGAGCTGAACCGGAGAGAGCGTGTGCATCGCCTTTGCACCCGTGCCGGAATGCTGGAAAGCTTTCTGGTCTGTCCGGGAGAGCTGACCGATGATCAGGTGATGGAACTGCTGAAGATCTCGTTCCGTCAGCCGGAAGTCGTGCTGGCGCTTGCAAAGATGGTGCATGACGTTCACGAACGCAGCAACGTCCAAAACCCTTTAGAATAAAGGGCGCAATTATACACCGTTCCGGTGAAATTGCGGTCTTGCAGACGGCTCGATGAAATCGAAGCTGGCGTTTGTGCGCCAGCCCGATTCCATCCCAAGGAAAACTGCATTTTCCTTGCGCTGCTTTGCAGCTATCCTTTTGCGGCTCCCGCCTA